GAATTTGATGTTGGCTATTACAAAGGAATATTTGACTTTATAAAACAAATGAAAGAAACGCAGGTTGAATATGCGGTGGACGATTTAGTAATGAATTTAGGATATTACGAAGCCAAACATTACTGCGAAGAATTTACTCATAAAGGAAAAAATATCTGTCCGTCTGGAAGTGATGAAAATTTAATCTGGATTGAAGATATACCAATAAAAGAATTAGAAGAAAGCACTTATAAAAGTCTTAGAATTTTAAACGACTTTGTATTTAGCAATCTTGTAATATCCGATAAACATACACAAAACGAATTATCATAACCCCCCCTATGATAATGCTAGGACGCTCTGAAAGGATAACTAAGCACACAGTACGCTTAGCCATTCGTTGATACTGTTAAGGAGCGTCCTAGTCAATTTAAGGAGAATAAACATGAAATCAGAAAATCATACTAAATTTATTATTACCTACTCTTACAACGGAGAAGGTTATAGCGACTCAGATATTGAAATTATATCTGTAGAAAATGACTGGCTAAAAAAACCAAACAAAAGCAAAGTCAAAAATTATATTCTGGAAGGATTAATTGGAACGCCAGATTTAAAAACAATAAACATTGAAGACGATAGGATTGAATATCATATAGATAATGACTGCGAAGACGCAGGTTGTATTTACTTTCACGAGTACGAAGGAAATGAGTTAGCTGTAGAGATTTACCCTAATATATGCAGTATGTGTATTATCCGTGATGAACAAACCTTGCAATACACAAAACAACGCATAAGGGCGGCTATGCAGGACGAAGACTATGACTATCAATGGAACGAGCTTGAAGAAGAACATGACGAAGTTTATGGATATTGTGCAGAAGAAATTGGAGCTTGTGAGTCTGCCTTAATCCTTAGATATATAGACCACGATATTTGCTCTGTTATAGGAGAATAGCCATGACACTTACTTTAGATACATTAGCCATGATAGGCACAGGAATAATCTTTTTTACTGTGGCGGCATTGATAATAGACAGAATGAGCAATCTTAGAAAGATAACATCAAAAGAACTAGAACCTTTCGTAGATACGCTCTGGATCAATTATTGTAAAGAATACGATAAACAGACTTACCCTAATTCCAAAAAAAAGTACCAAACCAAGCAAGAATATATAGCTAATAATATGCCTTTTATTATTAACGAAGCTATTAACAAAGGCATTTTATAAAGGAGCTAACATGGTAGGAGAAATAACACACAAAGAAGCGATAATTTTCGCAAGTGGACATTACTTAACAGAACATTTACCAGATGAATATGATGAATGGACAGATGAAGAACTTGACAGTCATTTATTAGAATTTGTTTGGCAACCTTTTGAATATCATTCCGCAGAGCAAATTTGGGAATACATAGAAAATTTAGCTTATGATTTTAAAGAAACCATAAAACATCAATTAAAGGAGCTAACATGAGCGAAGAAAGAGAGATTGCAGGAATAGTAATATCAGACCTAGAATTTGTTGAAGAAGGCGTTGCAGGAGAAGATGAAATCTGGAGAGATAAAAAAACAGGAGATTTCTACGAAGTACCTATATCTATTACCAGATACTTTGACGAAGCATATAAAATAAAATTTGAACCAACAAAGGAGTAATAGTGAGAGATTTTGAGCATAGAAACTGTATTGTCTGCGGCAAAAAGGATAAAGCCGATAATATGATAGGACACCCAATAGATATACTAGAATGTTCTACGGAAAAAATTGATAAATGGCACGAGAAAAATCCACAAATATCTTTATACGATTGGTTCTGTCATTCTTGCGGCATACCTATTTTTAATAAACTAGAAGAAGGAGAATAACAATGAGCGAAGTTAGAAACATAAAAGACGGATTAGTTGATAAGGTGGTAGAAGATTTTACCGACTATGCTATTCATACACATTATTACTTTTCTAATGGTGTTGATTTAATAGTTTGTAGGTCGCTTTACCCATATTGCTATTTATTTTTAAGAACCAACAAAACTTATAATTTTTGTATTGAAGAAGATTTACCGGATTTCATACGCAAAGAAATCTCACTCCAGGCATTACAAGAATACGAAAAATTTATTCAATCACAGGGAATACTATGAAAGATTATTTTAAAAACATGGCGGCATTAAAAAAAGCACTAAGAAGATCTAAAAACTTAGAATTTCAGACTATGTGGATTACCCAGATAAACCGCTTAAAACACAAAAGACATTTATACGAAAAAAGATGTAAGGAGAAAAAATATGACAGATGAAGATATGTTGCGGCTAATCATGTGGCTAAATGATTTACCTGAGTACAGAAAAAAACAGATAGCCATTTTACTTATGTCCACTTGTTTAAATACAATGGCACAAGACGAATTAGCAGGTTTTATGTCTGGTTTGGCCCACGAAATAGTAGAAAAGAAACCAGATTAATAATAAAATTTAATTTTAAGGAGATTATATGAAAGTAAAAATACAAGAAACTATTTACCACCATAAAGAAAATGACAAAGGTTATCACAAAGATAAAACCATAGTTGAAGTTGCAGAGAATGGTAATCTAAAAATGATTGAAACTATAGATGTGCAAGAACAATGGTTTGATACAGAAGCAGAAAGAGATACTGCTTACCTGGAAAGTTATGATAACTGCGTAGAAGCAAAAACCTATATTTTAGGAAACAAAGACTTTGCTTTTTTTGAGTTTGTAGAAGATTTAGAAGAAGTAGAAAGAGATATACAAACTCAAAATGAAAATTATGGGAAGGTCATAGATGTCTAATTATCTGAACCAACTTATGCTAGAAAGACTTGTGGAAGAAGGATTAGAGAAGGGACTTACCCAGAAACAAGCAGAAGACTACGCAAACAGAATATTTTTTAGTAAAGATTAGATTAGCTCGATATTCTCCCTTCCCAAAAAGCAGAGCTAATCGGAGAAGGCCTATTAATTTAGGCCTTTTCTTTATCAGCTTCTAGCTTCTTGTCTAAGGCATAACCAATGCCAACCAAAATAATATGTTTCTTAAATCTTTTCTGAGCTTCTAGTTTCTTTTTAGCTCTCGGTGTAGATCCTTCTACAGCTATCACTATCAATCCTGCCTTAGATAAGTTATTAACCGCCATAGCTACTGTCTTCCTATTCATACCGGTAGCTTTACCAAGATAAATATAACTATCCCAACATGAGAAAGAAACTCCTTTTACCCTTTCGCAAATAATCCAGAGAATAATCTTTTCCCTAGAACCTAAATCTTTCCTGTCTAGTTTAGATCTAAACCAGGACCAAATTACCGCCTTTAGTTTAGTATAGTTTGTAAATTTTAATGCCGTTGCTAAGTTTATATAAGGACTGTCTATACTTGTATATTCCGTACTTACCCACCAATAATTTTTAAACTTTTCCTTCCTTTTCATTTCTTAGATCAGATTAGATTTACCCGCCTTCATTTTCTTTTTATATGGGAGAACCTTTGTTCTCCCTATATATGTATATATAAGTCTGTATGACCATACGCCTACCCAGAAACGCATAGCTCTATGGGAGTACCTATGGTCAGAAACTAAGGTATCAATCCCAGTTAATATCATTAACAGATCCCTTTTTTTCGTCTAAAAGCTCAAGTTCAAATCCTTTTCTAATTAAAGTTTTGATACTCATGTCAGCTTCACTATTGGCTTTTACTAGAGCAGATTTGACTACTGCTAACCTGTTAAATGGAATACCTTGCTCAAAGCAAATTTGTTCTGTATTTTGTTCTGAGTCCAGGAACATAACAAAAACTGCCCTATGGCTATCCGTTAATGCCGTAGCTCCCCTGATTGAGCTTCTGGCAGATAAAACATCATTTGTATTGGATAATGCACTTTTATTAAGATGATGTACCGAGAGTACGCTACAACCAAATTTAGCGGACAATGACGCTACATATTGTGCGTAGAGTTGTGCTACTTCATTGTCATTTAATTGTGCAGACACGACAGATTGTACCGGATCTATGACTATCAATTTTAAATCTTCAATATCTTCTAAAGAATTAGAAAGCTCTATTGCTTCTGGAGTTATGTGCAATCCATTGATAGCGTCTTGTTTTATTAATGTTAATGGCTTACCCATTTCGCTAGTACACATAACAAAGGTGTCATGTTCAGTTTCAAATCTTCTGTTATCTTTATCTAATAACGCTATTCTCCTTCTAACTTCGTCAGTATCATCTTCACTAGACAAGATAATACAATTACCCTTATCCATAATTTTATTACCTAGAAAATTACCATTCCCTTGATTTATGTCTAAACAGGCCTTCAAAGTTATTCCAGATTTACCTATACCACCTATAGAACATAACAAGGATATTTTAGATAGCTCTAAACTTTGATCTACTAACCACCTTCTAGGCGGCGGAGTACCTACAAAGTTTTTTATTGAGTATTGTGAAAACTTATAACCTTTACTGAGGATTTCACTTTTTACTGCATTAGGCCCTTCTTCCTGGTACAAGTCATTATAATCCCCCACTTTACTAGGTATTCTTATCAAGCAAGAGCTAAGTGAAGCACAAATCTCTTTAGCTTTTGCCTGTCCTACGCCATTTTGGTCATGGTCAAAGCAGATTAAGAACTCCGCATTACAAAACTTCCTAATGTTCTCAAGAGCTACTAATCCAAAATTTGCAGAAAACACGCATATTGTTGGAAGGCCCGTACTTTCATAAACACTTAGACAAGTAGCTAAACCTTCCGTAACCGCTATAGTTTTTATATTGGACCAATCGTTCCAACCTATGCCTACTGTATATATTCCAGACTTAACCTCAGAAGAAGAAGCAAAACGCTTAGACTCTGTTGTTATATATTGCAGACTCCTTAATTCTTTTTTTGTGTTTTGTGTAGAATACACCGGACAAAGAAGTGATCCGTTCATTTCTGTCAATCCATAATTATTTTTTAACCCTTTACTTGATAGGTATTCATGCTCATTAACTATTTTAGAACTTTCAAAAATTCTCTCACATTCCTTCGCAACTTCAGTATTCTTTTTCTCCCTTTCTTTCTTGGCCCTTTGCAGATTTATTTCTATTTCTTTATTTAATTCTGTTTGCTGTTCCGGAGAAAGCTCTTTTATAGAATTGCTGTAAAATTTCCATTGTTGATTTGTTCTCCAATTACCATATACAGAAATCCAATGTTCATTATTTTGATGAAAAAAATACCAACCAGATTTTTCTCCGGTAGAAGTTTTATCATTTCTTGATATAGCTGTAGCTTTTACCGGAACTCTTACAATCCCGCCAGAAGTATCAATGCTATCCACTAACAATCCGTCAGCGTTCATCTGTTTTATAAGATCAGATATATCTGCTTTTTGTTGTGTAAGTTTTTTTTCTTTTGATTTTCTCTTTTCAAAGAGCTGTTTGTAATTAGCCACTATCTACTCCATTACTTGCTTTTGCTTTCTCGCAATCAAGATAACAGAGAATTAGTGTTCTAAAAAATTTTTTTCTTTCTTCTCCTTCCCACTTATGAAGCTCGTATGTTTTATTTTTTTTCGCCAACTGTTGATACAATGACTTTACTTCCGCTACTGCATAATCAACACTTTTATAATTTAAGTTAGACTGCCTGGTTATTTCCATTTTGTTTTTCACTCTTGTTTTAATTTCTTCTGTATGGTGTCCGTTATTACAGACACCATAATACTTATCATCTATTTGCAATAAAATTGCTCCAGAAGGTTTCAAACAACAGGCACATAAAGAAGGCCTGTTGTTTTTTATATCAAACAAGATTTAAAAAGGAATTTCTTCGTCAAACTCCTCAGTCTTTGTTTCTACAGGAGCAGGAGCTTCTTCTTTTTTCTCAATTTTTTCTTCTTCAAAAGATCCAAGATTTGAAATATCTATATGTTTTTCTTCCCCGACAACTTTCCAATTTTGTCCTGCAAAATCTTCGTCAAGATCCAATGTAGATTTTTTTTGTCCGTTGCTTTCGTATTCTCTTTTTTTCAAAAGACAAGTAGCACTTTTACCTTGCAACACTTGATTAAACTGCTCTATGCTCTCCGGAAAGTCTTCTGGTTTTACGCCCATAGCCATAAGAATATTTTGCAATTTCATAGTACCACTCAAGGCCGCCTTATGCAGTTTATCTTCTCCAGAATTTTCCTTGTCATAGGCAGTAAAGTATCTTGATTTAAGAGTCTTATTTTCCCAACCTTCTACATGAAACTCTATATCAGTAGCGTCATAAGTTTTACCTGATTTAGATACAAAGTCTGTAATTTCATCTGCTTGGACAAAATTTATCAAGTATCTACCTTCTGGATATTCTACAAAATCAGACATAGAAGCATTTTCTTCTCCCGCCTGTTCTATTAAGTTTTTGAAATTAGTCATATTTACCTCGCTTTTTACTAATGTTCTTCGTTGTTATCAAAAAATTCAAATCTACCGCTTAGAGTTTCAGAAATTTCTGTTTCTAAGTCTTCTATTTCTAGCAGACATTTCATCAATGCCTTATCTAGTAGATCGCTAGATCCAATTTTTTCTTTAATGATTCCTTTTACTCTGTCGAGTATTCGGTCATACCCTTCATAAGAAGGTAATTTACTTCTTTTGTTTGGCTCAACCATTTTGATCTCCGGCCAATGCAGTTTTAAGTTCTTGCTCTAAAGTTTTCCACACCTTACCTTTTTCGACTTTTATTTCTGGGGGTAAGTTATATCTATTTTTTGCAAAATAACTTATACAATCTTCTGTAAAGAAATATCTTTCTTTAGATTGTGTAACTTTTGTTTTGAGAGATCCTTTATCGTCTTGTGTTTTAACTTCTCCAAATTTGTAGTTATAAAACAAAACCATATCTAAATATTCTTTAACTTTTTCTCCAAAGCCGGTCCTAAGTTTAAGCTCGTATTTTTGATAATCTTTTAGTCCTGGTTTTTCTTTTCGGTCTTCTTTGACATGACATATAAAAACCACACGCATTTTTCTTTTATCTCTAATCTGATCTAAAAGGTCAAACACTTGTGTCAATGTTTCTTTTGCTTTTGAATAACCTGTCCCCCATTCAAAATCAGATATAGACTCTTTGCCGTCTTTATCTGATACATATTTTTCAATGAGAGTTTCTAGCCAATCTAAAGAGTCAATCGCTAAAGTTTTTCTGCTTTTGTAATCATCATTATTGATTATTTCTTCTAGGTATTCTACAAACTCTGTAAAACTTTCAATGGGTTCTGTATTCCAAATGTTAGTGTCTGTCTGTGTAATTAGACCTTCTTCCAATGTCAGTATCATTGGATCTGGCATTTCACAAACAGCAGATGTCTTACCGATTGCGGCAGGTCCGTATATAGCCATACGCATAGGTTTTTTACTAGCTCCTTTTCTAATTGCTTTAATTGTCATTTTTTTCTCCTTTTTCTAATGTTACTCTTAATAACTCAAATGAATAATTACGCAGAAACTCAAAAGATTGTTTTAACTGCGTAAGTTGTTCAATCTTTCTTGCTTGTGTAATTTGTTCCGAGTCTTGCTCAAGTTGTGCCAAACCATTGATAGTCCAGGCACAAATCTCAGCTAAAGCTAACTGATTACCTTTGACTGTAATCTCTAGCTCAGCATCTACTAAATTGCTTTTGTAGATATTCTTTTTTACTCCGTCCTGTTCATAAGACAGGTAAGGTTTTTCTTCGCTATCTGTTGTAGATTGCTCTTTTAGTTCGTTGTTTTTTTCGCTCAATGTACTCCTCACTAAGTAGATACTCTTTGTGAGTATCACAATTAAGTTTATGCGGACAAAAGATACAATGCTCTCCGGCCACAAAAACAGGTTCATCTTCAAAACAGGCATCTATTTTTGGTTTTAACCAATCAAACGCCCAATTTACTAAATTTTCAGAAGAAATCTCTGTAGATCTTATTGGTCCGTCTTTGTGCCATGCTCTAGGTTGCACTATAACCATTTCTACTTTTGTTTTTTCTGAATACTTTGATAAAGCCATAAGAGCATAAGCTCTTAGCTGTAAATTATTTTCTACTTCTACCGGATATTTGCCATTCTTATAGTCAATAATAATTATTTTGTCTTTTTGTACTATCAAAATATCTGTTGTTCCCCATAAGTCCGGGTGTATTTCATGTCCGTCTAATCTTTCTTCAATATAAAGTTTTGATTTTTTTTCTTCATTTTTTCTTTGCACTACATATTCACAATATGTATTAGACGCTTCAATCATTTCTGCATCTACCTTAACTGTATGACCTTCAAATTCTACTTCTCTGTTTAACCAATACTCTTTGTAATCGACACCTTCAAATCTACCTTGTAATCTCATTTCATTCATTTCGTGTACTACACTACCAATGCGAGAAGCATCACTACTGCTAGAAGGATAACCTTCTGATGCTTTGGGAGATGCAGGGCATTTTGTATATCTATCCAATCCAGACGGAGCAATCTTTGCATGATGTATGACAGGCATCTTTTAATAAGTGATAATTTTTTGACTATCCAAGTAATTCTCAATATCTTGCTCCTCATACTTTACTGCTTTTTGTATTTTATAATAACTAGGTCCTTCTCCAGAAAAACGCCAACGATCAAGTGTTCTCACGCTAACACCAATTCTTTCAGCACATTGTTGCCTGGATAAAAATGTCTTCTGATTGCTAGACACGACTAGATATTATTCCTCATAACCATTATGATATACAGATGTTAAGGAAATGCAAACATTAATTAAATGAGAAAAGACGAAGAAATTACAATTGAAAATATTTATAAGGCCCGTTGGGTATGGTATCACTCGATACTCGCAGGAGAAATTTTTATAACTAATGTCTTATTGATTGCCATTCTTACAAAAATTTAATGTCTAAAGGATCAGATCCTCGTCCAATGAAAGTTGATAAAAAAACTTTTGAAAAAAATTGGGACAAAATATTTAAAAAAAATGTCAAGGAAACCAAAAACTCTAAAAAAACAAGTAGCAGGTAATCACTACAAGAAACTAGGCATAGAGCCAATAGAATATATATTGGCTAACAAGCTGTCTTATTGTTGTGGTAATGCTGTCAAATATATTAGTAGAGATAAGGGCAGTAGGATAGATGATCTTAATAAAGCAATACATTACTTAGAAATGGAAATTGAATTAGTGCATAAAAAAGGAGAAAAACATGAAGACTAAACACAATGGCAAATTAACTAAAGAAACTTTACAAAGACTTCAAATACATATTAATAAGCGTACAAAAGCAGGAGAAAAACATGGAAGAAAAAGATAGGCATATAGCCGATAAAAAATTTAATAAGTTAAAAACTAGATATAGAAACGGATCTAAATACTATTATTTAATTTGGCATAACAAAGGAAAAAAAATAAAAAGAAAAATAGAAGCTCGTTATCCAGATGAAAGTATTACCGAGATACGCAAAAGAGCTATAAAAATTTATTCTCATTACAAAGATATAGAAGAAGGTTTAATAGAAGATCCAAAAGACGCAACAGAAATTAAGTATGATGTTTTGTTTTCTGAATACATAAAAGACTGTAAGGCAAGAGATGTAAAAGAAACTACAACAAAACAATATCAATCTTTATATCAAAATTATGTAAAAAAGTATCTTGGACCTATCTATGTAAATGAATTAACAAGAAAAGATATTAAAAATGTTTTTGCATTTATTTCTAAAAAAAGTAAATCACAAGCAAATAAATTTCTTAAATTTATAGTAGCTAGTTTAAATTTTGCTATTGATGAAGAATGTTATGGTATAGAAAATAATATAGCCAGAAGTATAAAAGGTAATCCAGAAAAGAAAATTACTACTAGCTATACCGAAAAAGAAAAACTAAAAGTATTTAAAAAACTTAATGAATTAGAAAACTTTGAGCCAGGAAAGATTAGGTCTATATCTTTTATATGGTTGCTCATACTAACAGGAGCTAGAAAAAGCGAGATAGCAAACGCACAAAGGTCTTGGATAAAAGAAAATAAAATTGTAATACCTTTTGACCAGTACAAGACAGGTAAAAAAACCGGCAAGGATAGAATTATTTATTTGTCAGATAATGCTATGAAAATAGTAAATAAAATTATAGAAGTCTATCCTAACGAAAAAACTATAACTGGCATAAAATCTCCGGAAAAAACTTGGGATAGAATTAGAAAAGAATGTGATTGTCCACATTTAAGATTGCATGATTTAAGACACTCATTCGCTACATATTGTTTGTCAGCAGGTTTAGGACATAGGCAAGTAGGAAACTTGTTAGGGCATCAAAGTTTATCTTCTATGCAAAGATACGGAGAAATTAGACAGGAAGTTTCTAAAAATAATGTAGAGTTAGCTAACAAGTTGATCTTGCTTAATTAAATCTAAAGTGTATTTTAAAGTTTCTTTTGAGTCTGCGTTTTTAACTTGATTGTCATTAAAAGTTATTCTGGTTTTTTTTAAGAAAGGTACAAAGATTATATTTTTGTAAGGAAGACAAACTAAAGCGTAAAGATCTATATTGTGTGTACCTTTTGTACCATACCTTCTTGCTTTAGTGTTAGCTCCCCTTCTAATATCCCAACACCAACCGGTCCTATAATGTCTGCCAGTATGTTTAGATATGTATTTCTTTTTTTTGGTTACAGTTTTTACTTGGCATTTATACAAAATATTTTTGTATTCAAAAACTATATCTGCATGAGATCCATGCGGCATAGTTACTAAGTCTGAGCCAATTTGATACAAGAAGGAAGCCGTTAAATGTTCTCCGCATTTACCAATCCTTTCTGTAAGGCAAGACATTACTGTAAATCTTTTATTTTATCTTCGTGTTTTTTGGCCCAAACAGGATCGTAAATTGGACTGTTCTTATCTTTAATAAGTGCATTTAAGGTTGTTTCTCTAGCGAATGTTCTTATTTGACTCATTAGTTTAGTAAGTGCATCTCTCCTAATTCTTGGCGGAACATCATCATTAAATCTTGATGTTAAATTTTCAAAAAGTTCTCTAGCTGTTCTTCCGTTTATATTTTCTAATTTTGAAAGCATATACTCGTATTGTTTTTCATTTAACTCTACGCCGTCTATGTTTCTTTTCATTTGTCCAGGATAATAATTTGCATTATTAAATTCTGCTAACATAGGATCTGGCGGCGTACTGTCAATAGTAATTGGAGTAAAAACTTGACCGCCTTGTTTTCTTCTTAATTTTGGCTCTCCAAATATATTTCTTTTTTTAGGTAAATATTCATTACTAAAGAAAGGCAAATCATCTTTTATTTTATCCATAGCATCTCTAGCATCTCTAATGAAAGGATCTTGATAATCATTTATATTTCTAAGCATGGTAGGTACAAAAGAAGCCGCAAAATTATTGATGTATGCTTCCATTGAAGAAGCGTTGTCTGTTTCTAAAGCATTAACAAAATCAGTTATACCTCTAAAAAAAGTTTTATCTGTTAAGTTTCTTTGCAATGAAAAAAGCATACCTGATGTTAATTGCAATATTGCATCTCCCCATTTGTC